CCTGCTGTGAGAAACAGTGCATTTAGATTGTTACATGTCTCGGTAGCACTTGAACCATAAGGTGTACCTGACTCGTCCACAAACTCATTAAAGTCAATTTGACTAAACACTTTGATTTCTCTTGCTAGGTCTGTAACATCAATATAAGTGTCTGAGGGGTTTACTTTACCTGCTCTCAATGAGTTCAAGAACTGTACGCCATTAGCATCTTGGATGAAAATAGCATTAGCTCCTGAGTCTTTATAGATTGTAATAGTCATCTAAGGTCCACCTCAATAGCTACACCAGCGTTAACTAAGGAGCCTCCTGTAGAAAGATTAACTTCCAAAAAGATATCATTGTCCCTAGTGTTTGCATCACCCATATAGATATAATTCATATCAAGTGATTGTCTGTAAGGGATACCAGCACCCTCATCAAGTCTACCTAGGCTTCTTTCTAGTGTATAAGCCCCCGGCCCTGACCCTAGAGAATACCTAAATTTAAGACTGGCGTTATTACTATTAGGTGTAATAGTGAAGTCTGGCCTAATCTTAAGGTCAGAACCTAATGGAAGCTTATAAGGGGTAATAGCTCCTGTATCGGTATTCATTAAAGGTAGAACATCATCTGGTGGGTACTGTAAGTTAGTGAAAGCACCTGCCCCATCATTAGTTATCCTAGTCCATGTGTCAGCTAAAAGGGTTATTGGTGTGATTGATGTAGCTAGGTCATTGTAGTCAGTAAAACCAAAGTGGTAAGCAATGGTTCTGCCTCTACGAACGAGATCTAGGTGATTCTCAAGCGGCATCTTCTTCATCCTCTACAGTTTCAGTTTTACTGTCGGGAGTTTCCTGAGGCATTACTTTAGCTTTAGCAGCCTCTTTCTTATCCTCTTGACTCTGCTCATAAACTTCTCTATCAAGGGAAGGTAGTTCAGCATTCTTCAACAGGGCATCGACAATATCAACTTGGTCTGCAAGACTAATATCAGCACCATTAAGATTACGTAGGTAGGAACCTAGTTCTTTGAGGTCATGAGGAGCTACATCACCAGCTTCAATTACTGGCATGTGATCATAGTTAAGTCCATTAAGTTCCCAAAGACGTTCAACCAATTGTTTGTTCAATACATCTACAACAGATTGGATGTAGCTTTCCAAAGCTCTAAGGAACAGATCAGTCTTAGATTTAGATAAAGCGTAGGAACCACTAGAGCTACTACCAAGCATTAGAAACTCTGACAGGATACTTCTAGCAATGTCATGCTGATAACGTTTGATAACCGGGTCAATATCAATGTTACGGTTACCTTCAGAAGACATCAGACTAATATCTAGAAGTCTGTGGTTTGAAGGGGCACCCTCTTTATCTGGATACATGTCAGAAGGAAGTAGAATGTAACCATCACGTCCAAACTTGACATTCTCTAGAACTTCCTTTAAACTAGTAACGATAGCCTTCTGAGAATCAGTAGCATCTGTTGCTAGGTAGTCAGAAGGGATACGACCAACAGGGATACCATTGAGTTCCCTTTCGATAGCAATAGCTTCAATACTTTGGAAGTTGTTCAGGTATGTGTAGCTAGTGAAAGCATTTCTTAGGATACTTCTACCAGAAGGATCACCATTGACAGTAGGTGTTTTGTAGTATAGGCTTTTATCTAGTGGGATATACTGCCCACCACCTGTACCAAAACCTGTGTTCTGCCAAAGACCTTTAACGTCACCTGATTTACGTTCAACATCGAACTTAGTGATTGTCCAAGGTGCCCGAGAGGCGATCTTACGTACACCAAGTCTACCATCGTTAAACTTTGATCTTTTCTTAGGATTACTGTTGTTTGGTCCTTGTCTACGTTTGTAAACAACCTCAAACCAAGAGAAACCGTAAGATAGGAATGAGAGGGATTCACTAACATGATCATCTAGAGTGTGATCCATATCTTTAAGGACACTCTCCACAAACTCAGCCTCTTTCAAAGCACCTTCAGAATCGTCTGCGGGTTTTACTTTGATTTCTACATCTCTAAGGATCTGTTCTACAGCGTACATAACAGCACCAATAGTACTGTCATTCTCTCTCATCTCTCTGTATTTCTTTACAGCATTTCTACCCTTAAGTTCTGGCAGAAACTCATCAGCACGAAGGATACCCGTGTGAGTGTTAGTACCAGCTACACCGAGGATCTTTTGTGAGGCTGGTTTTGATAGTTTATCTGCCATTATATTACCTTATCTGGTTATACTTTTTTACTCATATGGGCAAGCTTAAGTTCTGGTCTTGCGTAACCATTGAGCATAAGTTCTGTTAAAGCCCAAACACAGGCGTCTAGCCGGTCTGGAGAACCAATAGAACCAAGTGGCTCCCAAGTTCTCATTTGTGTCTCTAATTCATTAAGGTTCTGGCCATCCTCAGGGTTTCTGACGTGATGCACAAGACCTCTTTCATATAGAGCAGAGATAGGTTCAGCCCTAGCGTATTTACCTCTGGAAGCTCTAACAGCTTTATAAGGTACAGTCTCATCTACACCTCGAAGGGTTGTCTTAACCATGTCACCACCTTGGTTGACTTCAGCTACGATCCTGTCAGCTTGGTACTTATGGTATAGCTCTACAGCCTTCTGTGCCCATCCCTCAGGGGATAGTTTATCTGTGTAGTCAGCTAGAATATACCCATGACCATTAACATCAATACCAGCAACCATAATACCTGTCATGTCTGACTCAGCATTAGCTGTAACAGCAGGGTCTAGAGCTACAACCACTCGATTTAGTTGAGGGACTTCATTCCTATCAATCTGAGCATTGTCAAGCGTGTCAGTGGTCCATAGAGCACCTTCAGCTTCCTCTAGGATCTCAGCATACAATTCCTGTCTACCAAGCCTTGTACCTTCATACTGAGCCTTAACAGCCTCAAGATAGGTTCCAGCAAGGTTAGCAGCATTATCAAATGTTGAACCAGTAGTAATATGTGTTGTGGGGTTTTTAGTTAGTTTGCGGACCAGTTTAGTTGGTCTAGGTGTTGTCGTAACACAAACTTTAGGGTGTTTACCCAAACGAAGACAGAACTGGAGCATATCCCAAGTGTCTTCATCTTTATTCCAAGCACCAAGCTCATCACACCATGCAGCCTCAAACTGAGGTCCACGGAGACGTTCTGGTTCTTCTGCGGAATAGAATTCTACTTTAGCACCATTCTCCCAAGTCAAAGTTCTCTTAGTAGGAGACCATTCAGGGAAGCCTAGTTCTTTACCTTTGTAAGTCTTATCACCTTTCCAACACACAGCTAGAAAACCGGACTCACCTTTAACCATAACACGTTCAATATCAGAGTTAGTAGAAGCTACAGCAGCAATACGTTTCTTACCTTGCTTAACTTGCTCTCTAACCCACTCTACACCAGCCCGAGTTTTACCAAACCCACGACCAGCGTTAATGAACCAAGTATTCCAGTCACCTTCAGGAGCTAATTGTGTAGGTCTAGCCCAAAACTTCCAGTCGTGAGACAATTGCTCTACTTTAGTCGGACCTAGCTCTTCTAAGACTTGTCTTAAGTTACTTGCTGAAAGATTACGTAGAGTATCTGCATTAGCTATCATATCTAAGGACACTCCTAAGTAATTGCCTACTTTTTATTGGTTTTAGGAATGAACTTACGTGCCTTCAGTGATTCATACCTTTTATATGCATTACTGATAGACTTATGTAGGTCTATTTCCCCATTAGCCTTAACTACAAGAATTTTACTCATAGTACCCTCCTGAGTAACTGGTATGAGTGGTGGGATTCGAACCCACACTGAACTAGGTTTAAACCAGATACCTCTACCGGTTGGGTTACACTCACATGTTATTGGCAAAGGTGTAGAGACTCGAACTCTATCAGCGAGGGGTTGGAATCCTGCGGCATCACCCAAATGCTCACCCTTATATGTATCTATAGTTTAACTGTAGTCATTACTGACGCATTACAACACTCGTCTTTCTCTTTTGTTTAGCTACGCTAGAAGTCGAGAGAACTCCTTTAGTCCACTTACTACAGTTATTGGTGGGAGAGTATGGAATCGAACCATGCACCTTTCAGTTCCAGATTTACAGTCCTTCTGTAGCGACCAGCTACTGAACTCGCCCATGTATTTTTTTGGGGAAGGCTCGGGAGTTTTCATCCCTAGTTTTTAACGTATGGTTAGCTTCCATTCCCATACACTCTACTACAGTTATTGGTGGGAGAGTATGGAATCGAACCATGCACCTTTCAGTTCCAGATTTACAGTCCTTCTGTAGCGACCAGCTACTGAACTCGCCCATGTA